TTAATGCAATTAAAAGACGACTAGAATTTCCAAAATTAAAACAATTATGTATTGAAGAGTACCAAGATTGGGAACCTGATGCATTTATTGTAGAGAAAAAGTCAAATGGTGCTGCAATTTACCAAGAATTTAGAAGAATGGGTATTCCGGTGGGTGAATTTACTCCAGGGAAAGGCCAAGACAAAATAAGTCGGGTAAATGCTGTATCTGATTTGTTTAGCGGGGGTGTAGTATGGGCTCCCGATAGACGATGGGCACATGAAGTAATAGAAGAATGTAATGATTTTCCGTCAGGGGCAAATGATGACTTGGTGGATGCTACAACGTTGGCTTTAGCACGGTTTAGGCAAGGTGGATTTATTCGCTTGCCAAGTGATGAAGAAGATGATATACAGATGTTTAAGAGTCGTAAAAATAAAAGGTTATATGCATTATAATGGCTACTCAAAAACACATGGGAAGAAATAAATTAATTGAAAGACTTACTGCTCAGGTTGGAAATAAAGAGACAGCTATAGAACTATTAAAAAACCGAGGACATCTTACTAAAGATGGAAAATACACTGCAGAAGGCATGAAAAGAAATATGATGACTGCTGAAGAAAGAGCAAAAGATAGGGCATCTAAAAAAACAGGTAAACCTAAGACTGCGTTTAAGTATAACCCTAAAACTAATATGGCTAAATTAAAAGGATAGATTATGAAAGGCGTTAAACACTATACTAAAGACGGAAAAGAACATAAGGGCTCATCTCATAAGATGAAAGATGGTACATTACACACAAATAAAGCACACACTAAAACATCAAAGAAATTAGTACATTTTAAAGAATTATCACAAGCAGCACAAAAAAGAGCTAAAGGATAAAATTATGGCAGATGTAGATAAAGGTTTATATGAAGCCCCGGTTGGAATAGATGAAGCGGCGATGGAAGAACAGGCTATTGAAATTGAGATAGAAGACCCTGAAAGTGTAACTATAGGTATTGGCGATACTGAAATAATTATTGACCCTGATGCTATGCCTGATGAAGAGTTTAATGCTAATTTAGCTGAAGAACTTTCTGATAAATACATGACTGAACTCTCAAGTGATTTACTTGAAGATTTTGGTAATGATGTTAACTCAAGAAAAGACTGGTTAGAAACTTATGTTGATGGTTTAGAATTATTAGGACTTAAGATAGAAGAAAGGTCCGAACCGTGGGAAGGCGCATGCGCTGTTTATCACCCACTACTCTCCGAAGCACTTGTTAAATTCCAAGCTGAAACAATGATGGAAACTTTCCCTGCTGCAGGCCCAGTGAAGACTTCTATTATTGGCAAAGAGACTCCTGAATGTATTGAGGCTGCTCAACGTGTTCAAGAAAATATGAATTTCCAACTTATGGATGAAATGCCAGAGTATAGACCTGAGCATGAAAGAATGTTATGGGGTTTAGGATTAGCAGGTAACGCATTTAAGAAAGTTTATTATGACCCTACACTAGAACGCCAAGTATCTATATTTGTTCCAGCTGAAGATATGGTTGTACCTTATGGTGCTTCTAATTTAGAAACAGCTGAACGTGTAACTCATGTTATGCGTAAGACTGAACAAGAAATTCACAACTTACAACACATAGGTTTTTATAGAGACATAGATTTAGGTGAACCAGATTATGACTTAGATGAAGTAGAGAAAAAGATTGCAGAACAGATGGGATTTGATGCTACTAATGATGACCGTTATAAAATATTAGAAATGAATGTTAACCTTGATTTAGAAGGTTATGAAGATGAAGATAAAGATGGTAAAACAGGAATAGCATTACCTTATATAGTTACAATTGATAAAGGTACACAAGAAATATTATCTGTTCGTCGTAATTGGAAACAAGATGATAGCTTACAAAAACGCCGTGAGCATTTTGTTCATTATGGCTACATTCCAGGATTTGGGTTCTATTGCTTTGGATTAATTCACCTTATTGGTGGGTTCTCTAAATCAGGAACTATGTTACTACGTCAATTAGTTGACGCAGGTACACTATCAAACTTACCTGGTGGATTTAAAGCCAGAGGCTTAAGAATTAAAGGTGATGACACACCAATTGGTCCAGCTGAATGGCGAGATGTAGACGCACCATCTGGAACACTCCGTGACAACTTAATGCCACTACCATATAAAGAACCAAGTCAAGTGCTTGCAGGTTTAATGGATAAGATTATTGAAGAAGGTAGACGTTTTGCTTCAGCAGCAGATATGAAAGTATCTGATATGTCAGCTAACTCTCCAGTAGGTTCTACTCTTGCAATATTAGAAAGAACATTGAAAGTAATGTCAGCAGTTAACGCTCGTATTTACTACTCAATGAAAAAAGAGTTTAAGTTACTTAAAACTTTAATAAGAGATTATACAGACCCTGATTATAAGTATGACCCTTCAACAGGAACACCTGGAGCTAAACAAGAAGACTATGATAAGGTACAACTTATTCCTGTAGCTGACCCTAATGCTGCAACTATGGCACAAAAGGTTGTTCAGTATCAAGCAGTTATGCAAATGGCTCAACAAAATCCTCAGATTTATGACTTACCAGAACTTAACCGTCAGATGCTAGAAGTATTGGGTGTTAAGAACGCTGATAAACTAATACCTACTTCTGAAGATGAAAAACCAGAAGACCCAGTATCTGAGAATATGGATATAATTAATAATAAGCCTGTAAAAGCTTTTATATATCAAGACCATGAAGCTCATTTAATAGTACATATGTCATTTAGAGATGACCCTAAAATGAAACAAGTCATGGGACAAAATCCTAAAGCTCAACTAATGTTAGCAGCTATGGAAGCTCATATTGCAGAACATGTAGCATTTGAATATAGAAGACAAATTGAAGAACAGATAGGAGCTACTTTACCTCCTCCTAATACAGAAATGGATGAAACTTCTGAAATGGGTATAGCTAGACTATCAGCTAAAGCTGCTAAAAAACTTCTACAGAAAGATGTTAAAGAAGCTCAAATGGAACAAAACCAAGCAGCTCAGAAAGACCCAATATTACAGATGCAACAGCAAGAGCTTAAGATTAAACAACAAGAAGCTCAAGTTTCTGCTCAAAAAGCAATGGCTGATATTGAAATTGACAAAGCTAAAATTGCAGTTGACAAACTTAAAATTGAAACTGACGAAAGAATTGCAGGAGCTAAGATTGGTGCTAATGCAAGTCTAGATAATAGAAAAATAAATGCTAAAGAATTAATGGATGGGACAAAAATGGGAATGCAAGCAGTTCAACAAGAACAAGACTTTGCATTACGTTCACAAGAATCTCAGTCGCGTAATGCGGCTCAGGTAGAAGAAGTAAAACTAGAGGATGAAACTAAACTTAACGATAAGGAATAAAAAATGGTCAAGCAAACGTTAATGCTTCTATCCACCCAGATAGAGGAAAGACGCAAAGAAATGTTAGAAAGTATGGGTAGGGGAACCGATAAATTTGAAGCCTATCAATTTGCATGCGGAGAAGTTCGCGGATATATGATGGTTCAAAATATGATTTCTGAAGCTCTTCGAGCTTATGAAAAAGGCGAAGAAGATTTTGACTCCACACCTACAGATAATGTAGTTACGCTGGAGAAAAAATAATGACTATTGCTACCCCAGACAAAAAAATAGTCTCTATATCTGGAGACCCAATTAAATCAAAAATTACTACAACCAAAGATGGCAAGAAAGTATCAGGTGATGAAGCTATTGCAAAACTAGCAACTCAACTACCTGATGTTAAAGGCTATCGACTTTTATGTATTGTTCCTGAAGCAGAGGAAACGTATGAAGGTGGTATTGTAAAATCTGCTGATGTTAAGAAGATTGAAGAAGGAGCAACTGTATGTTTATTTGTTATGCAGTTAGGTGATTTAGCTTATAAAGATAAAGCTAGATTTCCAGAAGGCCCGTGGTGTAAAGAAGGAGACTTCGTTATTACTCGTGCTTACGCAGGTACTAGAATTAAAATTCACGGAAAAGAATTCCGCATTATAAACGACGATACCGTAGAAGCAGTGGTCGATGACCCTCGTGGCTACGAACGCGCATAGGAGACAAGCATGGCTGAAATAATAAATGAAATACCCGACGAAGAAGAAATGGCTGGTGGTGAAGTAGAGGTAGATTTAGAAGTTAAAGAAAAACCAGGAAAATCTACAGCTGATGTAGAAAGAGCAGTTCAACCTAAAAAAGTAGAAGCCGAATTAGAAATAGAAGAAGTAGATGACACTCCTGCTGAAGACAGAGGTAAAGACCCTTTACCTGAAGATATGGTTGAGACTCTTGAAAATGATACATTAGAAGATTATTCTGAACGTGTTAAACAAAGAATGGCCCAGCTTAAAAAAGTTTGGCATGACGAAAGACGTGCTAAAGAAGAAGCTACTCGTGAAAGAGAAGAAGCTGTTACTTATGCACAAAAAGTATTAGGAGAAAATAAAACTCTTAAATCTACTTTAAGTAATGGAGAAGAAGCTTATTTAAAAACTTTAGAAGAAAAGTATACTAGCGATTATACTATGGCTAAACGAAATTATGGTGAAGCTTATGATTCTGGAGATACAGAAAAAATAATTGAAGCTCAAGAAGCAATGAATGAAGCTCAATTTAAATTAAATAATGCAAAAAATCAAAAACCGCAGTATAATAAACCTTTACAACCATCCGAAGAAAGTGTAGACAAACCACAAGCATCATATAAACCTGATGCTAAAGCTAAAGAGTGGCAGGATACTAATACTTGGTTTGGTAAAAATAAAGTTATGACAGCTACAGCTTTAGGGCTGCATGATGAACTTCTAAGTGAAGGAATTGAAGTTTCATCAGAAATATATTACCGTCGTATAGATGACACGATGCAAAAACTTTTTCCTGAGAACTTTGGGAAAGACCCGTTGGAACCGACTAAACCCGCCCAGCGCAAACCATCTAATGTAGTAGCACCGGCAACGCGTAGTACCGCGCCTAAAAAAGTACGGTTATCTAAAACACAAGTTGCTTTAGCGAAAAAGTTAAAGTTAACTCCGGAGCATTATGCTAGAGAACTTATAAAATTGGAGAACGCAAATGGATAAGGCAACAGAAAGTAATACAATAAAAAGAACTGACCGAGAATTAGAAAATAGAGAAAGTAAGGTTAAAGAATGGAAGCCAGCAAGTTCGCTACCAGAATTTAATCAGAAAGCTGGATGGTCTTATAGATGGGTTAGGAGCTCTTTATTAAATGAGCCTGATAACATGAACGTTTCTGCAAAAATGCGTGAAGGCTGGGAACCGGTAAAACATTCGGAACACCCAGAGATTCAATTAGCGGCAGACCCTAATTCACAATACAAAGACGGTATTGAAATTGGTGGTGTGCTATTATGTAAAATCCCTAAAGAACTAATGGAACAACGTAGGGCTTATGTAGACAAAGCAACGAGGAATCAGACTGAAGCAGTTGATGCTCAGTATATGAATCAAAATGACCCTCGTATGCCTAAATTTGCTGAAGGTCAAGAGTCGGGAACCAAGTTTGGCAAGGGAAATAAATAAGGAGAAATATCATGGCAGCAGTCTCAGCCCCATATGGGTTAAGAGCAGTAAACCACATCGGTGGTACGCCTTACGCGGGTTCTACTCGCTTACTCCCTATTACTTTAACAGCACAAAACGGTAATCCAGCAGTAGTTAATGCTACACCCATTTTTTATGGCTCTGTAGTTAATTTAAATGCTAGTGGAACCGTTATAGTGCAACCAAATACTGGAGACCCTGCTGGCGGTGGTGGCACTGGCGCAGTATTTACAGCAGGAGTAATAGGAGTTTTTGTAGGATGTACTTTTACAGACCCAATTTCGGGTAATTTAACATTTGCACAATCATGGACAGGTAATGCAGCAACAGATGCGAAAGCGTATGTTATTGACGACCCAGACGTGGTTTATCAAATACAAGCAGCAGGACCAATTACTAATCTTGAATTAGGTGAAAACTTTCACTTTAATGCAGTTCAAACAGGTAACGCAGGTACAGGCAACTCTACTACAGCAGCAACAACTGTAGCTAATTTTGCTACTACAGCAACGTTCCCGTTTAGACTTATAGATTTTGTAGACGGACCAACATCCACAGTCGGCGATGCATTTACAGATTTACTCTGTAAGTTTAACGCAGGTATCCACTCATACGACGCTGGATTAGGCGTTTAATTAAGGAGAATTAAGCATGGCAATTTCAAGAGCCCAGCTCCTTAAGGAGCTATTACCAGGACTTAACGCTTTATTCGGTTTAGAATATGCGCGTTACGGAGAAGAGCATAAAGAGATTTACGAAACTGAATCTTCAGACCGCTCATTCGAAGAAGAAACAAAACTAGCTGGCTTTGCAGCCGCACCTCTGAAATCTGAGGGAGCAGCTATTGCATATGATAATG